TCCATAAGCGTTTGTCTTTCAAATTAATCCATCAAATTGATAAGAATTTAAAGTACAATCTACTTTAACTGGTAAGCAGAAGGTAGATTTAAAAACTAGCTGGCAGACTGCTTTTAGTCCTACTACTGGTACACCTAATGGAGTAGTTGTATTAGAAGGTAATATGGACTTCCAACCTATTACAGTGAATCCTGCTGATGCACAACTATTAGAAACCAGACAGTTTAATGTAATTGATATTTGTAGGTTCTTCGGGGTATCACCTGTAAAAGCATTTGACTTATCCAAGAGCAGTTATAGTACTGTTGAGGCTACCCAGCTGGCTTTTCTTACTGATACATTATCACCATTACTAGAGAAGATAGAATTAGAGTTTGAAAGGAAGCTGTACAAGCCTTCTGAAAGGAGTAGAATAGATGTAAGATTTGATACTTCTGTATTACTAAGAGCAGACAAGCAGTCTTTAGCAAACTACTACAATACACTGTTTAATATCGGTGTGGTTAGTGCCAATGAGATTAGAAAGCAGTTGGATTTACCTGCTATAGATGGTGGGGATTCTCACTTTATACAGGTTAATCTAATGGAGATTAAAAATGCTGCTAATAACATTCCATCTAATAACAATATAATCAATGATACAGACAATTTACAAGGGAACTGACTTAGTATTCAATATTAAGTTGGAAGATAAGGACGGTATTCCATTTAGGGTAAGAAACACTTCTGAATTTATACTTAGACTTTACACCACAAACCCAGCAGAGTTTATAGAATGTAGTTTTAAAGGTGGTGATTTGACTGGTATAGTAGAAGAAGATAGAATAGATAAGGCGGTTATTAATTCATCTGACCTAGATAAGCTACAATCTGGACTAATCTATTACAGCTACAGTTTTAAAAGTCCTAATGCTATGTTTAATGATGCTTATTATGATGAGGTAGTAAAGGGGCAGACTAATTATTATTTGAAGTAATGGAACTACAGAGAGCAACTAAAGAAGGAGTATTAGAACTGGATAGAATCAGTGCCAAGATTGGTAGTACAGTTAATGCTGTATGGGGTACTATAGAAGGTGATATTACTAAGCAGACCGATTTACAGGATGAATTACAAGGTATTAAAGATGTTGTTAATACCAAAGTTGATAAGGTAGACGGTAAGCAGTTATCTACAGAAGATTACACAACACCAGAGAAACAGAAACTGGCTGGACTTAGTAACTATGACGATTCTGCATTAAGAAAGTATATTGAATCCTTAGAGGAACAGAACAAGCTATTAAAGGAACAGGTAGCAGCATTACAGAATCAGATAGATAATACTGGTTGGATTCTATTGGAATAATAACAATACTATGAGAGAACTAAGAAACTGTAATGAAATTGTAAAGATGGATTCTAGGACTGTAGAAGGGTATGCTTTAGTATTCGGTAAGCAGTCTAGGGATTTAGGCGGCTTTACTGAAGTAATAGAACCTACAGCCTTAGAAGGTATTTTAGAAAAGTCTGATATACTATGCTTACTGAATCACAATGAGGATAGAGGTATATTAGCCAGGTCTAAATATGGTACTGGAAGCCTAGAATTAACTATAGATGATACTGGACTTAAATACAGGTTTGAAGCACCTAACACTGCTTTAGGTGATGAACTGTTAGAAGGTCTTAGAAGGGGTGATATTAGTACTTCTTCATTTGCCTTTACTATCGGTAAAGATACTTGGACTAAGAAGGAAGATGGTAGCTATTTAAGAACTATCAATAGCTTCAAAGAATTATTCGATGTATCACCAGTATATAAGGAAGCATATCCAGATACATCTGTAGCATTAAGAAAGATGCAGGATTTAGAGAGCGAGGATTTAAAAGATTACTTCGCTGGACTTAGGAGTAAGTTAAACTAATGAACACCTTAGAACTACTGGACAAAAAGGAACTGCTTCAAAAGAGAGCAGAGGAAATTATATCTGGTGCTGAGAAGGAAGTAAGAAAGCTAAATGCTGGCGAGCAGGTAGAATTTGATGCACTTACTAAAGAAGTGGCAGATATAGATATTCAGATTAGGAAGATTGAAGAAGATAACCTTAAACAAACAACACATACGACTAATACTATGGAGAAATTTTCACTTTTAAAGGCTATCAATGATGTAGCCAATAACAGACAATTAGATGAGAGAGCACAGGAAGTAGTAGGTGCTGGTATCGCTGAAATGAGAAAGGCAGGTCAATCTTATAGCGGACAGATTGTACTTCCTATTGAGGAAAGAGCTGACATTAAAGCTACTGTAGCTACAGCAGGACAGGAGAATGTAGCAGAAGATAAGTTAGGTATTCTAGAGCCATTGAGAGCAAGTCTAGTATTAGCACAGGCTGGTGCTTCTTATATGACTGGTTTAGTAGGTAATGTATCTATTCCTGTTTATTCTGGTTCAAATGTAGGTTGGGCAGGTGAAGTAGATGCTGCTTCTAATGGCGGTGGTACATTCTCAGAAGTAAACCTAGAACCTAAAAGACTTACTGCTTATATCGACGTATCTAAGCAATTCTTAATTCAAGACTCTAATTCTGCTGAGGAAATGCTAAAGAGAGATATTGTTTCAGCTATTGCTAACAAACTTGAAGCTACTATTTTGGGTAGTGAAGCTGGTGATGCAAAGAAACCTGCTGGTATGCTTAATGGTGTTACTGCTGATGCAGCTAATGTGACTTACAAAGATATTGTTAAGATGGAAGCTGATTTGGAAGCTAAGAATGTGAGAGGTGATATTAAGTTTATTGTTTCACCTTCTGCTAAGGCTGATTTAAAGACTACTGACAAGGGTACTGATACTGGTAAGTATCTGATGGAAGGTAATGAGGTAAACGGTTATCCAGTTCTTTCTACTTCTGCTGTAGCTGGTAAGGGCGTAATCTTCGGTAATTTTGCTGATTTGGTTATTGGTCAATGGGGTGGAATTGATTTAACAGTAGACCCATATACACAGGCTGCTAACGGTAAAGTAAGACTTGTTATCAATGCTTACTTTGATGCTAAGCCTAGAAGAGCAGAAGCATTTGTTAAGAAGGTTCTTAAAGCCTAATTATAGTCTATTTAATAAGTAGTAAGCTATGTATATAACTTTAGAACAAGCAAAGAAACAGCTGCTAGTAGATGAGGATTTTAGGGCAGATGATATGTACATTCTGGACTTAATAGCTGTAGCAGAGGATTCAGTATCTAAACATTTAGACATAGCTTTAGATGAATTAGAAGTAGGTGGTACTTTACCACCTGCTATAATTCACGCTATGTTACTAATGATAGGTAATCTTTATGCAAATAGAGAACCTGTTAGTTATGGTACAGTAGTTAAGATTCCCTATAGTTATGAATATCTGATAGGACTTTACCGTAAATACACAATTAAATGAGAGCAGGAACATTACATTATCCTATTACCATACAAGAACCTGTAGCAATTAAAGATGGCTATGGTGCTAATTCTATTGATTGGAGAGATGTTATTAGCACTAGGTCTAATGTTACTTATAACAGTGGTAATAGACAGAATCAGAATAATGAAATAGTTCATTCTTATACTGTAACTTTTACTGTTAGATATTATCATAAGGTAAATGAGAATATGAGAATCCTTTGGGATGGAAAGAAGTACAGGATTCTTAGCATAAATCCAGAATTATATAAGCAATCAACCACTATAGTAACTGAATTGATAAATGAATAACATAGAAGTGGATGCCAGACAGGTAGTTTCTATGTTTGCGGATTTGACTAGTAGGCAGCAAAGGCAGGTTTATAGAAGTGCTTTAAGAAAGGGTGCTGGTATCTTAGTCGGTGAAACTAAAAGACAGCTAAGGCAGACTTTAGGCAGAGCAGCTTCCAGTAGAAACTGGTGGAATGGTAGAACCTTAGTAAGTGGGATTAAATCTAATGCTGACCGAAATGGGACAGAAGCTAAAGTACATATTATGGGTGACTTTAGATTGAAGTTCTTTGAAATGGGTACTAGAGTTAGAAGAACCACTGGTAATAATACTGCATCTGTCAGAGGTCGGAATCCTATAAGAAGGCAGAGAGCAGCAGCCAATAGAGGTAGTATTAATGCTGTACATTTCTTTAGAACAGCTAAGAGCCATAAGGAAGGGGAAATCTTTAATAGTATGGATAACCTTATTAGCCAGTCAATTCAGAGAATAGCAAATAGAAACAGACGATGAGTTTACAAGTAGGCAAAGCAATATATAACCTGCTTAGTAATGATGCTAATGTTACTGGCAGGGTACAAAATAAAATATATCCCTTAATTGCTGATACTGGTACTACATTTCCCTTTATTGTTTATAGAAGAACTGGTATAGAACCATCTGATAGTAAAGATAGGTTTATCTATAAGGAAGATACTTATGTAGAAGTAGTTATAGCTTCTGATAAGTATAATGAAAGCATAGAAATAGCTGATTTAGTAAAGGATGCCTTACAAGGTAAAAAGGGGAACTATTCTGGTATTAACATACAGGATATTAGAATGACTAATGCAGATGAAGATTACATAGAAGATACGTTCATTCAAAACCTTACATTCAACATAAAGACAAATGGCAGGACAAGTAATTAACGGTGGTGACTTAATGCTATTTATTGACGATAAGTCTATAGCATTTGCCACTAACCACAAACTAAGTATAAATGTAGAAACAGTAGAAACCACTTCTAAGGATAGCGGTGGTAAATGGGTAGCTAAGGCAGCTAGAAAGATTAACTGGAATTGTAGTACCGAGAACCTTTATTCTAATGATGGTGAAGGTATTACTTTTGATATGCTATTTGACAAGCTAACAGCCAGAACACCTATTAAGGCTGTATTCTGTTTAGAGAAAGATTATTCAACAAAGAAGGATGAAGTACCAGAAGGGGGATGGTTGCCAGCTACTACTGGAACTTATTCGGGTAATGTTATTATTACAGCACTTGAAGCCAATGCTCCTAATGGAGATAATGCAACATTTACAGCTTCATTTGAAGGTGTGGGTGCACTTTCAAAAGCAGCATAATTATAAGCCTTTATATCTCTAGGTTATGGAGGTGTAAAGGCTTTATTATTTAATACTTATTGATATGACTATTAAAGGACAAGACTACAAATTGAAATATACTCTTAGAGCCTTATTTATCTATGAACAGATTACAGGTAAGGCATTTGAGTTAAAGACTATCACAGATGAATATCTATTCTTCTACTGTGTCTTAATGGCTAATAATCCAGACAGTTCACTAACCTTTGAGGAACTGATAGAAGCCATAGATGAAGATATGGGTATTATGGTAGAGTTCCAGAACTTCTTAAAGAAGGAACTGGAGAAGCAACAGCTATTCATTACTAATAATACGGATGCTAAAAAAAAGTCCTAACCACTAAGGAGATATATTCAGCCTTAGTAATAGAAGGTAGACTAGACCCAGAATATGTACTAGATAAGATGCAGATGTATGAGTTGGAACCATTGATTAGCAATCTACATAGGAAGGATAGAAATAGCTGGGAACAGGCTAGAATGATAGCTTATGTAATTGCACAATGTAACAGCACTAAGAAGTTAAAGCCTACTGATATAATGCAGTTTACTTGGGATAGTGATACTACAGGAGAAACATCTATTAGTAATGAAGATATTAAGAGATTGAAAGAGAAAGCTAAACAATATACAACACATAATTAAATATGGCTGATTTAGTAACCAGACTATTATTAAATAGTAGTCAATTCGATAACAACATAAGACAGTCCACACAACAAGTACAACAGTTTCAGCAGGTAGGAAGGAATATCACAGCCACTATAGGAAGATTTGCTGGTGTGCTAGGTATAGCTATGACTGCTGGGGAAGCATTTAATGCTGCTGTTAATAGTTCCAGAGAAGCACAGCAGGACTGGAATACTGTAGTAGGTACTGCTAAGACTACTGTAGATAACTTCTTTTCGTCTTTATATAGTGGTGATTGGACTGTATTTGAGAATGGGATATTAAATGCTATCGGACTGGCTAAGAGATATACAGAAGCCTTATCTAATGCTAAGATGGCTATGGCTATCGGTGAATCTAAAGCAGATAGATTAGAAGCAGAAAGAAATAACTATGAATACCTTATTACTAAGAAGGGTATTAGTAATGAAGAAAGAACAGCAGCCTATAACACCTACATAGAATTATCTAAGAAGGAAATCTTAGAGAGGGAAAGTAAAAGTAAGTACTTCTGGGAACAGATTCAAGAAGTAATGAAGGCTAAAGGTGTTACTGGTATTAATAATGCTAAGGAAGCACAAAAACTATATGAGAGTTTATTAGACCCATCTACTAAGGAATATGCAGATTTAGAGAAGTACAAGCAAAGGAAGTCAGATGCTAAAGGTACTAGGAATCTAGGTTACTTAATGATGATTAGCGGTGCTGGTGTAGGTAGTGAAGGATTAGACACTTATACTAAAGGTGTTAAGGAACTGGAAGAAGCTACAGATGAGAGCCTAGAGAATATGATTAGATTCCAGAATATCTTTACTTCGGAAGTCGGTGAAGAAGTAAAGGATATGCTAGATAAGGCTATAACCTTTACTGATAAGGCTGGTACTATTAAGAGAGATATGTCTGATGCAGGACAGGATTTAAAGGATGGTCTTAATAATGGAGAGGTTAAATTAAAACCTGTTATTCCTACTGGTTCATTAGCAGAACTGGATGCACAGATAGCATCTTTAAGAAAGGAATTAAACCTAGCTATTAGTAATGAAGATAGGATAAGAATCAATGCTGAACTAAATGCACTTACTGAACAGAAGAGGGTAATAGAGTTCCAGTACAAATATCCTAATGCACCTATTGGTAAGTTAGATGGCAAACCTGCTGGTTTGGCTGGTATAGTGAAGCCAGAAATACCTACTTCACTTCCTAAGTTTAGTAGCCCTATTACTAATAAGAATATCAAACTGAATAATGAGTATGCAGAAAGTCTAGGTGCTATAGCTTCTATTATGGGTTCTGTAACCAATATGACCAATGAAGGTGCTGCTGCTTGGTTAAGTTGGAGTGCTAATTTGATTAGTGCTGTAGCAGCAGCTATCCCACAAATTGTAGCATTAACTACAGCCAAGAAAGGTGAAGCTATTGCCAGTGGTGTAGCCAGTGCAGCTCAAACACCGTTTGTAGGATGGTTGTTGGCAGGTGCAGCAGCGGCGGCTGTAGTAGCAGCTTTGGCTAGTATTCCTTCTTTTAGTACTGGTGGTATATTTGCTGGTAATAGTACTATAGGAGATATGAACTTAGCTAGGGTAAATGCTGGTGAAATGATTCTTAATAACAGACAGCAAAGGAATCTGTTTAACCTGCTTAATGGTAATGGGGTTATGGGTTCTGCTGGCGGTGGTCAGGTAGAGTTTAAGATTAGAGGAAAGGAACTTGTAGGAGTTCTAGCCAATTACAATAATAAAACAGCTAAAGTAAGATGAAATATACAGCACAATTCTATGATATAAATGAGAAGCTATACACATTGGAAATAGGTTCTGGAGAAATGCAGAACATTACTTTATCTGCTACACCATTCATAACCGAGTTAGAAACTTCTGATTCACATTTATATAAACCTTGTAAGTATAGCAGTGCTACTATAGGAATGATTACAAACGATTATAAGTTTGATTTGTATAGTAGTACAGCACAACAAAATAAGGTAGTTCTTAGTAATACTGATGGTATTGTATGGGTTGGGTATGTAACACCCAATCTATACAGTCAAGGCTATGAGAATGAATTAGAAGAAATAGAGGTAGAAGCCATAGATGCACTTAGCACATTACAGTATTATAAGTACACCACTATAGGCGGCAAGAAGAATATAGTTTTATTTACCCAGATTATAAACCATCTGCTTGGTAAATGTAATGCTTATAGTTCTTTCTATATTTCGGATAATACACAGTTAAATGCTACATCTGACTTTTGTTTACCTAGTAAGATGTATATCAGTGAACAGAACTTCTTTGATGAAGATGATGAACCTATGACTATGCAGGAAGTTCTGGAAGAAGTTTGTAAATACCTTAATGTAACTGCTGTAGCTGATGGTGATAAGGTTTACTTCTTGGATTATGATGCTATTAAAAATGGAATCAATACTTACTATAGATATACTTTAGGAACAGAAGCACCTTCAAAGGTTACTTTGCAGCAGTCTAAGGAGATAGAAGCCAGTGATTATGTTGAAAATGGTGGTCAGTTATCCTTAGATAATGTATATAATAAGGTTACTGTTAAAGATAGTCTATACAGCTTTGACAGCATTATACCTAGTATCTGGGATGAGAAGTATTTAACTAACTATGGTGGTAGCTGGTCTTATGTGCAGGAAGTAAATGAAGATGGTAAAGGTGGTATGCACAAATGTTTCTTTAAGTATCTAAAGAACAGTAACTATAAATGTTACTATTATAATAAGACCACATTAGCACAAATATCAGCACCTTCTACTATTAACTATGCTACTACACAGAACTATGTAGGTGCTACTATTTGTAAAGCCTTCTTTGATAAGGTTACTGATTTTAATAAGAAGTATAATAATATCAATTTCACAGACTATGTACTATTACACGTTCATAATACTTATGATGGTAAACTAAGACCATTATTTGAACTGGAAGTAAATGATAATAATGTTAGCTTCATTGGTGGTTCAACTTATCTAATTATTAAGGGAAATTTCCTATTTATGGATAGAGAATCTGAAATGTATATAATGCAAGGATATAGTAACAAAGATGATAACTTTAATCCAGATAATCTTTATATAGACTGTAAGCTAAAATATGGCAATATGTACTGGAATGGTTCTGGGTGGACTACTACAGATAGTACATTCAAATTATACTTTGATAACCAAGGACAGTCAGACCATTGTATTAACAGGATATTCCCAGTTAAAAATAACATTGATTGGAAGATGGGAATAGATGGTGAAGGTTACGCTATTCCAATGCCTAACACTAATGAAGTGATTACTGGTAAACCTACCTTTACATTATACCATCCACACAAAATAGATAATAGCTATAGATGTGATGCGGTGTTTCTTAGTGATTTTGATATACAGGCTAAAGTTCAGAACTTTCAAAAGGAAGAAGAAAAGGATTCTGATACTGAATACAGCAATATTATAAATGAGGACTTTGTAAATGAGATGGATTCAGAAGATTTTGCTATATGTACTTGGGATAATAAGGAATGTAACTATAGTGCAGTTTGCTATAGTGCTAATAGTACTAGCTTTACTTATCTGGATAACGTATATAATAAGGCTACTAAGCAGATATATAGACAGGAAGAGCATCTTATATATAGGCTAGTAACACAATATAGTACACCTTCTGCTATTCTGAATCTGAACTTACAGAACAAGTTTAAAGTATATGCTACTATGACTGATAATTTTCTTCCTAATAAGACCTTCATAGTAGATAGCATTACTACAGATTATAGATTATGCAAGCAGGAAATACGGTTAATAGAAAAGAAGTAATATGCAATTTACAAGGACAAATATAAATAAGACATTTCGTAACGGTGTAGTCAATGCTAGTAATGTAGCTGTTACTAATGTTGGCGGTGGTGGAAGTTCTTCTTTAAGTGGAAATTTTCTACCTGCTGTTAATAATGGTGACGGCTCTTATACAGTAGATATATCAAAGATAGTATTTACTGGAAACTTAATCGGTGAAGGTGAAATTACTGCTTATGGTCAAGGTTCTACAAGTGGTGATACACCTACAGGTTCAGTTACTATTTATGATGGCTTGGATTCTGTAGCTGTAGATGCTGCTTTGTCAGCCAATCAAGGTAGGATATTAAGAGAGATGATACAAGCTATAGAACCTAGCAGTATATTATTAGCTGGTCTGGAAGATGTAACACTAACCAATCTGGCAGACGAGCAAATATTAAAGTATGACGCAGCTTCTAAGAAGTGGGTTAATGGTGATGGTACTAAGGTTACTTGGACTAATATAGAAGGGAAGCCAGCAGCACTTACAGATGCCAATATAGCTAAGTGGAATGAGAACAACCACACACATACTAACAAGACTACATTAGACAAGATAACAGAAGCCAATCTTACTAGTTGGAATAACAAGTTAGATAAAACTATATGGGACAAGGCGTTTTACTTTGATAGTGCAGGTGATTTAAGAGCAAAAGTTAATGTAATAGGCGAGAAAGAAATTAGTGCTTATGGTGCTGGAACTACTTCGGGTACTGGAACTGTAACTATAGTGGATGCACTTACCAGTACAGCTACAGACTGTGCTTTAAGTGCTAATATGGGTAGAATCCTTAAAGATATGATAGATTCTAAAAGCAGTGTTTCTAGTTGGGAAGATATAACAGATAAACCTAGTTGGATAACATCTGCAAAGCCTTCCTATAGTTGGGGTGAAATAAGTGATAAACCATCTACATTTACACCTAGTTCACATAACCATAATAGTAGTTATGTTAGTGCACTTGGTACTAATGGTAACCACCTTACTTGGACTAAAAATGGTACTACTAATAATATTACTGTTCCTTATGCTACAGCAGCAAATAAGGTTATTAATACATTAACCTTTACAGGCTATCAATCCAAGTCTTTTAATGGTAGTGCAGCAGTCAGTGTAGCTATACCCAATAACACTAATCAGTTAACTAACGGTGCAGGATTTATTACTAGTAGTGCTAGTATCAGTGGTAACGCTGGTAGTGCTACCCAATTACAAACGGCTAGAAATCTTTGGGGACAAAGATTTGATGGTACTAACGATATTACTGGTGACTTATATTCAACTGGTACAATTAACTGTAGTAATACTATGCAAATTAATGGTGGTAATAGTGTAGGAAGCTATCCAAAAGTGCTGTTTCATATTCCTGATGTAGCTTGGGCACAATTATTTCTTAGACTTGGACAGTTACAGTTAAGGGACGGTAGTAGTCAGGATGGTAATTGGTATCCAATGGCGACAGGTTCATTTACCGCAAATGGTACTATATCCAACACTGATAATGTATATACAACTAGTTCATATATTAGTAGTATGGTTGATAGGTGGAATCATTCTTGGAACATATTCTTTAATCCAGATAATGCAATTTTTAGAGCTAATCAGATAGCATTAATGATACCTAATCAAACCTCTTCACGCCCTGTTATTGGGTGGAAAGATTCAATTGATGGAGTTGGATATCTGACAAGATATACTATAGGTTCTTATCGTATGAATCGAAATACGTGGGGAAGTATGCTGTTAGCAGTGTCCAATGATGATTGGGGAAACAGTGCGGGTGCTCAATTACAATTAAACGGAGAAGGTACAGCAGACCTTATAGTTTCACGTTTTACTGTTCACGGGAATTTACAAGCAAATGGAGAAGTAACAGCTTATAGTACTTCTGATAAGCGTTTAAAAGAGGAGGTTAAAGCAATAAATAATGCTAGTGACATCATAGATAAATTGAGACCTGTTTCTTTTAAATGGAATGATAAGGCAAAAGAACTTAATCCTAATAAGAATAACAAGTTGAATTATGGTTTAATAGCGCAAGAAGTTGAAGAAGTAATACCAAGTATTGTGCATCCAATTTATAACGGCGAATATAAATCAATAGATTATATACAACTGATAGCTATTCTTATTCAATCCAACAAGGAAATGAGAAAGGAAATAGATAGACTTAAAGAACAAATAACAAACTGAAAACTAATTTGATATGATATTAGGAAGTGCAGGAATAACAACAAGTATAGTAGGTAATGCAATAGGTTCAAGCAGTAGAGATATCGGTACATTATGTACACATAATAATATAAATAAATGGTCAAAGCATAAACCTATACGTTATAATAAAGTTGAAGGTTTGAGTGATGAAGAATTTAAAGGAACAAGCGGTGATAATTCTTTAGGTATCTATTATGGTATTAAGGCTAGTACAAGTGCAGGAAATTATAATCAGCTTCACGATACTAATTTTGATTATATTGGCAAACCTAATGGCGGTGAGCTATCCCCATTTCGATTAGGTGATTTTAGAGGTTATGATACTAATGCAGTGCCAACACTTACAGGTGAGATAACAAACCTAGCCTACACTAATGTTCCTAAAAGTTTTAATTGCTCAGTTATTTATGATTATACAGGAAGTAATACTACTGGAATAGATTTTAGAGAGTTAATTAATACAGATGGTGATGCAATTAAATTTGAAAATTATTATCCTTGCATTTTAGTTGGTGATTATGCTAGAGGATTGTTTAATGAATATAACTCACAACAAACATCCATTAAGTTTAATAACGCTTGGTATAATAAGTTTTATGCTGACATAAGTAGTGGTAACTTTCCTACAAGTTATATTAATACAAAACAAACTTGTACTTTGTTCTTAACACGTAATCTTTACGTTGAAGGTGGTATTACTGATTTAAGAAACTGGCAGTATGTAAAAGACAAAGCAAATGCTTATAATGCTTTTGCAGTGCCTAATGCAGTGGCTAAGAAAGTAGAAATTAAGAACTATAGAACTTATACGATATTAGAAGCCATTAAATGTATTAGAGAAAGTAACGGAGTTAAATTAACATTATATTTTCCAGAAGGCAGACCACAAACAAGTACTTCTTATATAATTGGGATTGAAAGTCCTGGCAGTGGTTCTAAAAAATGGGAATATAGTACTTCTTCAATACCAGTTATGAGTATAAGTTTTACTTGGAGTGAATTAGGAATACTACCTATTCCCAATCAAACATATACCGTTAGTGGAAGTATTACTAATGGTGGTAATTTAGTATCTAACTTTAACTTTGATAATATTTAATTGAACTATGGGTTTTATAAAAGATAATAAAATAGAGATACAACTGGTAGTGGCAGTATTACTAATACTGTTCGGTTGTGTCCTTGTTGTGATGGCTTTTGGGGTAGCACCATTAGGTATAATAGATAATAGTGTGTTATGGGTACTAGGACAAATATTAGTGTTTAGTGGTACTTTATTTGGCATAGATTATCATTATAGAGTAAGACAATAAATAAATTTAGCCTGTAGTCCTTTATTGGATTGCAGGCTAATCTAGTTAATAGAATATAAATTTGTTAATAAAATACACTAGCGTTACTGAATAAACACTATCTTTACAAAACATTTACTAGGCACGCACTTAATCGGTGATTTTGCCGAAACATTAATTATTATAATTATGGAAGTAAATGCTAAAACATTTGTAGAGTTAGTTAACAGTGGTAAAATGAATCAATCTGAGAAGTTTGGTACTTGGTTCTCTAGTACAGATAAACAGGATGGCAAACAACTGATTGATGATTTGAAGATGAGGTATGATAAAGCTAAGAAACATTTGGAATTAATGGAGCAATATATCAATGTTTTAAAGGCAGAAGATATAGATGATATAATTAATGACAAAAAGATAACTAAACTCTTTGAAGGTATTAAAGATACTAAAAAGAGAGAAGAACTTTTACAAGCCTATAAAGCCGCTAAAGCTAACAACTATTAAATGTGTGGGCTACTAACTTCGGTTGGTAGCCTATTTTAATTTGATAGTTATGGCTATGGATTATGAGAAGATATATAGAATAGCATTTGAGTTACCTAGTCCGCCCAAAGAGCCAAAATATGATTGGGCAGCTTACATTATCTTTCCTTATGTTAGATTCCTTAATAAGGAAGGGTATGGGTTTAGTGTATTCTGTAAGGATAATGATGATAAAACTACTGATTTTATATATCTTAATGCTAATTGGGGTGTAGTACTAAAGCAGCATCTACTTACTAGGTATAGAAAGAGGATTCAAAAGGAATTAAATAGTTTAGATATTAGAAGTAATTCTAAGGATAGAATATTATTACTTATTAATGCGGTGTTTAATTTGTGTGTGAAATGTGCCTTATTTGAATTTGATACTGATAATTACTATATATATACTAGATTAGGGTTTATTCCATCTTCTAGATTAAGTGAGCATATTTTTGAAGGTAAGACTTTTCTTAGTGTTGACTTGCTAAAACCGAATCAGCTAAAGGTTTGGGAAGAAATAGAATTAAAGATAGGAAATGTTAATAATAAACCTCTAGATACATTAAAGTTTGAAGCTACTTATGATTATGAACTAGGTAAGTTTGTATATCACTAATAAGGGGAATGGGGTAATATTTTAAGCTGACAGTGCTTTAAACCCCAGCCCTCCCTACTTTCTATGGCTGTAACTTTTCAATTATGTAAAACTTGATATAAGTACATAATATGACCCTACGTTACTTTATAAGCCATTAATTATACTAGATAAGTTTGCAGGTATCAAATACCTTTGTATCTTTGTATCAAAATAGTATTAACAACGTCTTTTAAGCACGAAATACGCTAAAGGCTTGATATTCAGCCCAAGTTTCAACTCTTTTAATGTTGGGGTCCTGGGTTCGAGCCCCAAGCGGTTCACAGAAACGCTGGACAGAAATGGACAGTAAATGTACAACTCCTACAATATCAAGGTATTGTAGGAGTTTTTCTTTGTATAATGTCTGTGACCTAAGACACGAAAAGGTCACAAAAAGACACACTTTCGTGACCAATTCGTGACCTGTCCACCCTTTAAGATTTTAGGTCACGGAATGTCCAAAATTGGCGGTTTGTTGTCTTGATTTGTCCGTACTGCAAATATCTCATTTTCAGTTTATCAATTTAAGTTTGTAACTAAAAAAAGAGATT